TTGAACCAACCCAAATATTAGAGCCAAAGGAACAAATAGTCGCAAGAATTGTTACTTTATTAGTGGCAATAGAAACTCTGTTTAAAAGAAATCCATTTGCAGCTGCTGTTTCGCCTCCTCTATTATTTGACCCGCCAAGATACCCACTCGTTTCTGGTACGCCACCTACACCATATTGAATAATCAAAGGCGAAACGCCATTTGTACTTACACTGGTAAACATCACTGTAATGCGCTTAATCCAACTTGGCAGACTTGTGAAGTCAATTGAAACGCCTGATGTAGACGCAACAGCAGTACCCAAGATATTGACAGAACTAGTCGCAGTGGCTGCAAGCAAAGTCAGCGTGTTTGTACCCGCAACAGCAGGGGCAGCAAGTGTTACCGCCCCGCTGGTGTCTCCCGAAATAACGACTGATGACATATATTTCCTTTACAGAACAACCCAGCGAGCGCCGGAGGGGACAGTGACAGTGATGCCGCTGTTGATGGTGATAGGCCCAACAGAGTGCGCGTTGTTTGATGCTGTGATGCTGTAGTTACCAGTAACCACTTTTGTGTTTTCATAGAAAACAGTGTCTGATCCTGCACCAGTTGCACCACCGCCAACAGATGCCCAAGCAGTACCGTTGTAGCCTTCAAATTTTGTCAGTGAGGTGTTGAAACGAAATTGAGCAGTGGCTGGTGAGCCTGGTCGCTGCGCCGTAGTGCCTGACGCAACCTTAATAAAGTCAGTGGCTGTGACATTCAATGTGCCAGCAACCGTCAATGTCTTACCAGCGCCAACATTTAAGCCAACTGAAGTACCTGTACCGGCGGCGGCAAATAATGCATCGACCAAATCTAGGTCGGTGTTTACCTTTGTTCCCCAAGTATCTGTTGAGGCTCCTACTTCTGGCTTTGTCAGCAATAGGTTTGTTGTGGTGGTATCTGCCATTCTTAAATCCCCTTTAGGCGGCTTCTTGCCAAGTTACTGAATTGTCTGCTAAATCTGTCCAAGATTCTGACGTGTCAGAAACTGGTGTCCATGTCTCAATGCTGACAGGAACTGCGCCCCAGCCATAACCAATTATTGTTCCAACAGAGCCAATAGACTCAACGCCAGTTATCGCAACCTCTATGACAGTTGTAACAGTACCAACACCCTCAAATCCATCAACTCCAGTAATTGCTTGGAACGATATAACCTCTGCGCTCATAGTGCCGACAGCACCGGTTGCAGCATTGCCAGTGATGATTGGCGAAACCAATACTGAGTTGACAGCGCCAGTGGCTGCATTGCCGGTGATGGCAACAGATACGTTTAATCCGACTGTGCCTACATTGCCTGTGGCTATCGTTCCATCTTCTTGAATGGATATATTGGTGAGCAGCGTACCAATGGCACCAGTAGCCTGGTTACCGCTGATGACGACATTGCCTATGCCGTAAACACCCTTACCGTAATAACCGGAGCCATATGCAGCCATGCCGCTGCTCCTCGGTTAAGCCAACCGGATCAGGCCGGTGCTTGCGTCATTGACAGGCATCGTCAAGGTGAACGTGCCTGCGGTGACGGTCTGGCTGCCAAAGGTATGCACGCTAACCGCCTTGTTTGACTGAGTCGAGTTATAGATCAAGACCGCGTCAAAGGCCGTAGAAAGGGTCACAGCAGAGTAAGTGATGCTGGCGCTAGGGGTCACAAAGGCTGTAGTGCCGCTGGTGCTTGGCGCGGTGCCAAAGGTTACCGTCACGCCGCCTGCGGTGTAGCCAGTGCCGGACACCTCGTTGGTGGCGCTGTAGGCCGTTGTAGCCGCGCTAACAGTGGCAGAGGCCAAGTACAAGGCAGCCTTAAACGTGTCGGCGGCAGTAGATGCGCGAATAACGCCAGTGCCGAAATTATGATGGCCGACAAGCAGCTCACCCTTGAAACTGGTACACATAGCTTGAGTATTAGCGATGATAATTCTCCTTAAATTTGTTGGGTAACGCCATCAGCAAACACACTGCGCTTGAGCGCCATGTGGACAGATCGGTGAACCATTTCACCATCTAGCCAGTACTCTACCCAGCTTGTTGTCTCGGTGTCGTTGTCCAATGAGCCTTCACGCTTCTCCAGCAATGAATCGTCCATCTCGCCTTTGGTGGTGGTGACTATCATCCGAATGTCCTTGCACGCGCCAACAGAGCGCCGCCACTGGTTGATCCACGGTCATCAGCAACTTGCAACTGCTCTAAGCCAGCAGCATATAACGATGACCATACAGAGATTCTCGCATCATCCTGCAAGTAAGGCGCAGCTTGTAATAGCGAGCCGTACAGGTAAACGTCCGGTGCCTGAGTCAGCAGAAAGTTGGTTGCAACAGTCGATGACAACTTGGTCAACTTGGCGTAGTAGACCAACTCAGCGGTGTACTCGCCATCAGGTATCGGCAGCAGCCGGAATTGATTGCCCACCACCGTGAAATACAGCGGTTTACCGCTGGACAGGTAGGTGGTATTCGACAGCTGATCCATTGCCTCAATTGTCTGGAATGACAATGATGTCACCGGATTGGTATCTAGCTTGATGGACTTGGTTTCCAAGAAGTCATCAGGCACCGTGCCGTACTCGGCGGCAGCTGCAAATGTTGCGTTGGCACGCACGATCATCTGTCTGGTGCGTAGTTGGCGCTCCATCTGCGCCTCGGCCAGACTGATGAAGTCAGCAATAGCCGAAGTCAAATCAGTCCGGTTGAGCCAATCAGCCAGTGATGCTTTGAGTTCGGTGTAGGTGGTCAATGCCATTAGACGGCCTCTTTTTCAAGCTGTTCCCGCATAACCCAAGTGTGTTCATGCCGGAATTCAAATGTGCCAATGTGTCCGATTTCTTTCGAGACATCATGGTCAATATACACCTTGAAACCTAATTCCTGAGCCTTCTTGCAAAAGAAGACATCCTCGCCCATGTAGCCGCGAGTGTCGTACTGCCAGGGCATATCGAACCATGGCTCAGACATTCCTTGAAACACTTCGCGCTTGATCAGCATCACGCCAGTACCAACTGAGCCGATCTCTTCTAAGCCGGTGGATTCAGGCATGGTGTAGACCGGCTTGCGCTTTCCATTCTCATCATAGTTCTGCGCCGTTGGACCTGTGGGCATCCTGCGTCTGGCGCAGTTGGTCGCCACGATATCCACGTCATGCGCCATCAATCGCTGGATCATGTCCTGCGGGAATGTCATGTCGGAGTCGATGAACAGTATGTGGCTGCAACCCTCGCGCATCGCGTCAAGGCACAGGTCAGCACGCTGATTCTGGATGAGCGTACCTTGCAATATCTTGAGGCTGACGGCATCAGTCGTGTTCAGCGTGTGGTACGCCACCATATTGACCATGCAGTAGGTGTAGTTGGTGTGTACTTGATCCCGCGCTGGCGTGCAGACTGCAATGTATTTCATACCTGTCCTGGCCTCACTCTAAAAAACCTGTTATCGGGATCGTTCAACCATTTTTTCATGTAAACCGGATCATCCAACTTACCCTCGGCCTTCAGCTGAAAGTAGATCGTTTCAGGAATGCTCGCAATGTGATGCCATTCGCTCTTCCAGTTCGCCCTGTTATCAGTAGCAGCAAAGTCGCGCTTGTTGGCCTCGATGACAGCAGTCAAGTCCTGCGTTGTCTGAATCGTTGCCTCATCAGTGTCATCGTTATAGTGCCAGGTGCGGGTGATCCCCTTCTCGGGGCTTGCATCAAAAAATCGTTTTTCCATGTAAGTAGGGGAGGATTTCTCCTCCCCTTTTTCCTCTTAGTTGATTAAGAAGTTGACAAGTCAGCGCACAGGCCGTGAGCGTTTTCAGCCGTAACTTTATGGCCGAATTCGATCAACAACATACGCTTCTCAGCGTCACCAGTTTTCGCCAATTCGATTTGCTGGTAAGGACGCAAGACAGTCATCTTTGCGTACTCAGGATCGATGACCCAACCATCACGCTCGCGCTGGAAGCGGTTAGCGATAACGGCCACGTTGCCAAAGTCGCTGACGTAGATGTCAACTGCACCGATCAACACGGCAGGCTTTTCGCCACCGTTGATGTTGAAACGTGAAGATGCAATGCCAGAGAAAGCGGACACTTTCTGCTTGTTGACAGGACCAACCATCAGGATTTTTGGTGTACCGCCAGCAGACCATACTTTTTGAATCACATTCTTCAGAATGGTTTCAGTGAAAGTACGCACGTTGCCGTCACTACGCGCATTGTTTGGCAATGTGCTGTAGCTTGGGTCAGCGCCGTTGGTTTGCTTGTCGGTGTTTGTCTTAACAAACGCGCCCAAAGAGGCAGTAGCGCGAGCAGTAGTAGTGTTACCAGCAGCAGCCACAGCACCATTCAAGAATGTGAATTCTTGGTCGCGCTTGAGTTCAGAGCCGCGCTTGGCGATCTGGTATGCCAGTTCAGAACGGCGGCCAGCCTTGTTAACCACTTCTTCAGTGTTTGACAAGACAATGGTTTTGCGTGCGATCTGAGCGTAGTTGGTCAAACGAACAGTCGCAACGACTGCATCGAATGTGCCAACGTCATCACCTTCCAACTGAGCATTGGCGGCTGCATCTGCCAATGTGTCGGTCTGCCACTCAAACAAAGTATTGCTGACGGTTTCGCGGCCAATGTTGGATTGGTACGGTGTTTCTTCGGGAGCGATGTTGGTGATGACATTGCTCAAGTCTTCACGAATACCCTTTGCAGAGTAGGTGGTGA